CCGCGCCCGTCACATCTAAACCATTGGCTATTAAGACACCCCCATGATAATACGAAAAAGTTTTGTTTGTATAATCATAGTGAATCTCAAGATCTAGCGGAACTCCGCTTATGTAGCCAGCAAAAAAATTACCACTTTGATCAAAAACAAATCCTTCTTTTCCAGAAAAAGTAACTAAATTTATTGCTTCAAATGAAGGGATGGTTCCCGTCTCTATTAAAGAAAACTCAAATCCATCAATTGGAGAACCAATATCTAATTGCACATCATAGATGGAATTAGTAAAAAATGGCAAGTTTCCAGTAGTTATCATTTTATTATAGGGAAGTAGTAAGAGAAATTAACATTTGTATTATCATCCAAAGACGCAGATTCATCAACCGTTTCTAGACAACATCCACTTGTAGTGAAATTCATAACAGAAGTATTATCTGGCCCTTTTAAATCAATTTTAATTACGCCACTATCACAAATTAAACTTGCAATATTTATGCCTGTTACTTTTGTTTTTAAAACACTAAAAGACAACTCACCCTGAGAGGGTGTTTCTGGATACCTAAAAGCAGGTATTCTTGTTCCTAATCTAGTTACAGGTCTTTTCGTAATAGAGGTAGAAATTGTGAAATCTTGAATATTCAAAGTAGCCGTCTCTATACCCTCATCTCCGTTTGTTGTTGTTGTTATTTCTATGTCTTCTGGTCTGAAAAAACCATCAAAAAAATCTTTAGACTGATCATCTGGTGTTAATGCGCCAACAGTAGAGAATACTGCTCCATCTCCTTCATATGAGCTAGACCCCCTGACAAGCCCGCCTACAGATCCGTTTATTTCATACGAAGTTAAAGAAGCCCCAGATATAGTAGTAACTCCAGCAATATCTTTTAATGTAAACTCAAAGCTTCCTGTTGAGAGAAAACCTGAATTCATTTGTTGATAGCTATATATGGGGTCTATGCCAGTAGCGCCTGTTGTCAGCAAAACATCATAGCTTAAGCTTGACATTTGTTCAGATTCCATAACCCTGTCCACCACATGAGACGCGCCTA